AGAACCTATAAAATCTTCCTGTTCTAGGTAATCTAGATACATATCGAAGATAGTATGTGCAGACATCATTGCAATCTTTGGTGTCTTAAATCTCCAATGAGCACATATATCGTTAGTATAAGGGCGAACCAGTAGAACTCCTTGCTCTCCCCTTCCAATACGATAAAGTTTACGAGTCTCCTCGTCTGTAAAATCAAGTCTCTTATAATCGAGATCATAATCAAATTCCTTCATTAACGTCCTAGTAATTTTTGGATTGGTACTTGTTTAATCTTTTCTAACACATCTACTTCCACTCTGTCAACTACCTTGTCGAGTAAATCTATATCTATTTCCATGAATGGTGGTATGATACCTAACAACCTCAGTAAACCATCCACAAACAATGCAAGAGCAGTGAATCCTAAGATCATAGAGATAACCGTTGCGTCTCTATTGTGCTTTGCCATTGACTCAGCATCAATTCTTCTTGCTTCATCAATAGCATACCTGATAAGAGCATCTACTTCTTCTTTTGTGTATGTATCTTTAGGTCGTTTAACAACTTCAGTGAGAGGGAAGTTCTTTACTATCATATCTACCATATCATCCTCCGTCAAGTGCACATCCGATTGTTGCTCCTCCTATAATACCTGCAGGAATCGCCCACCATCTACCTTTACCTTGGGAACCATAACCTGCTAATCCACCACCCATGAGTGCACCTATAACTGACCCATCAGAGCAATCATTGTCATCATGATGATAAACATGTTCTTGAACTCTTACAGGTTCTCTGTAGACTCTTGTAGTGCCGTCACAAGGGACTTCTATTGTGTCTGTCCAACTCTTTACATAACCAGGACTATCCATTGTACCAGGTACATACTCTTCTCTGTACTCTGTTTTTGTACATGTTCTAGTGAGTGAATATCCTTCTTGATATTCGTTAGCAATAGCAGAAACAGGAGTTAGTGCGATTACTGAGGCAAGAAATACTTTCATTTGTTTAATTACTATGTTTATATTATAGCAAAAAGGGGAGCGTTGTAAACTCCCCTTGTGCCAGTTTATAAAGTGGACCTAATCTTCTTCTGCTAATCTAGAGAAGTATGATAAAGTATCCTCTTCATCTTGTACTGGAGAAGAAGCAACTGCTTTCTCTCTGAAGTCTGATACCTCTTGTCCCCATGATGAAGGTGTTTTACCTTCTGATAAGTCCTCAAGTGACTCATCTTCTGTAGTTGGATGAGGTATTGTCAAACCTAATACAAGGTCAAGACGTTTCTTCAAAGCATCGTAGTCTTTAAAGTTCTTTGCACTTTCAAATTCTGTTAAAGAGTATCCCTCTTTCCAGATAGACTCTAACTTAGAGTCATCAAATCCACCGAGTGTTGATGTTGCTGCAAACTCTGACTTATCATAGTTCCAGTATCCATCTAACTTTCTGATCTTCAGTTTGAAGTCAGCACCCTTCCAGAAATTGAAAGGATCTAGTGGTGTCTCGTCTGCAAATGCAGGTTGCATTGCTTCAACGAGTTTGTCAAAGATCTTCTTACCATACTTATACAAGAAAACCTTACCTTCGTTCTCTGGGTGTGCAGGATCTGACACAACGTAGATATTAGAATAGTAAGATAACTTTCTCTTTTGAGCACGAGCAATGTTCTTGTCGGACTCTTTTCCACTGTTCCATAGTTCACGATTGTACTCGCCAACTGGATCATCTTTTCCAATAGTTGTTAAACTATTTTCAATATACCATTGTCCACCAGGACCTTTGAATGCGTGACTCCATACCTTTGCCCAAGGCATTTCCTCACCCTCAGGTGCAGGAAGGAATCGTATTACTGCGAATCCATTACCAGACTTGTCTAGTTCTGGTTTCCAAAATCTCTCATCAGCACTATTGTTCTGTTGAGGTTGATTGATTTTCTCAATCTCTTGTGTCAGTTTGCTAAGGGTGCTACCTGCAGAGGCAGCTTTCTTAAGTGATGCAAAAGACATAATCGTATTCTCCGTATTGAATGTATTGTGAGTATTGTACTGTGTAATCGTACCATACTATTTATCAAGTGTCAAGTTCTTTCTTTCTAGCAGCGTCTAATGTTTCTGTTAATTTGTCCAAACACTCATATAAGTTTTTAAATCCAAATGCTTTCGACATTAAATTAATTCTTTCTTTCATGTCTGCTGCTTCACTATCCTCTGGTGCAGACAAACACAACCGTGTATAGAATGTTCTTTGTTTATCAATTAGATCATTACACTTATCAATATGTGCTACACGAGTTTCTTTAGGTTCAAACTGTATCCTCGCAGTCATAGATGCAAGATTCTGATAAGTTGTGAATATGTCTCTTAGATCATCTTGTACTTGTTCTGATTGGAAAAACTCTGTCATACTTTCTCCTTTATTGTGTCTAATATTGTTTCTTTATAAACATTACAATCTAATGATATAAAGGGTTGGTATTTAATAATTTTCATTCTAACTTCTTTCCATATAGGATCAGTTAAAACTCTATCAAAATCTTTTACAAATCCTAAACAAGTTTCAAATACTACAAGAGTTTCTAATGAAATCTCTCCTGCAAGATAAGACTTTAACAGTTTAGGATGACTACCTTGTTTGATAGAAAATACTCTATCAAAATAATCTTGGTAAGGATAGTCGTACTCATCTAATAGTGAGTAAACATCTTCTTTAAATTTATAAGAAAAAGATTCTTGGTTTATCTTCCAAGTCTTGTAGACATCATCACTGAATGATTTTATATAACCTTTAGGATCAAATACAAAATTAGCAACAAAATAATCTACAAGTTCTTGATTAGAATACTTAGTTGCTAATTTTTTGAAGAAATAACGATCATGCCTTTGCTCAAAAGCATCTTCACTTGCACGAACTTTACCACGATACTTATGGTAGTTGTACTTTTCTTTAGTGAAGTGTTGTTTCAATGCAAGATACATTTTATACACTTCAAATCCTGTCACAGTGGTAGAACTCCTTTAGAAGATTTTTTCATGTAGTTTAATCTCTGTGCTTCATGACGGAGACGTTCTTTTAATGGTTTAGAAACTAACTTAGGTACAGTTTCTAATTCAACCTCATTCTCTTGGCAGTAGGTGACAATGGCTTCAATGTAAGTGATCAATCCGTTACTTGCTTTGACTAATCTTTCAATCTCTTGAGAGAACTTAGTTGGTGTTAGGAAGTTATCGTCTTGACCTTTCTTAGCATCTTTAGGCATTGACTTTTCCCCTAACAAATTCCTCAATGTAGGATTTAAGTAGTTGTAAATAGTCATCAAGATTGTGCTTCTGAAAGATTTGTATAGATCCCTCTTCTGTTGCGATAAGTGTGACAATTTTCTTGACCTCAATTCCAGTTCTTTCAAGGAACATTGCTGCGTATGCAGTTTCTTGGACAAAATAGTTTTCGATGTGTTCCTCTTTTTTTTCTTTAGTGGACGTTTTAAAATCAATTACTGCCAACTCACCGTCGAACTCTGCTATACAATCAACACGACCTGCTAAACCAAGATAGTGTGAGTAAAGAAATGATTCTAAACAATGTATGTTGTTTATTCGATTAAGAGTATCTTTTGCGGACTGAAACATTCTAACAGATAATGGATTATTATCCAAGTATTTGTCAAGATCCAGTTCACCATTGATGTAATCTTCTGCGATACTATGGAACGCAGTTCCTCTCTGTGTTGCCCTTGCAGTAATACGATTCGCCTCGTCCTCACCAATTTTAGTTCTCCATTCTTTGAAGAACTTAGCGTTCTTAAACGATGTGATTGAGGTTACGCTTGGGTAATATTTATCAGTTTTAGGTAGTTTATAAAACCTAACACCATCTTTGTTCACAGGTTCGACCTCTAGAGGTTCGAGTTCTACATCAACAAATTTAAAAGTCATTAATTAAAACCGAGATTATATTTCGCAATTAGATAAGACTTAACTAATCCAGAGCGAACGATGTCACCGATATCAAATTCGATGGCACTAAACTCTTTCATCTCGTTAATTATTCTAATAAAATCTGAGATGCCTGACTTCTCATAATCTTTTGTGAGGTCAGACTGTGCTATGTCTCCACAGAAAACAATCTTAGAATCTTCACCTATCCTTGTAATCATAGAGTCGAGTTCATGAAAGTTTAGATTACTGAACTCATCCACAATAACGATAGTGTTATCAAGAGTGACACCACGAATAAAACTGGTAGACCAGAAATCTATAGTGTCTTGTGATCTGAGATTGTCATATAGCATCTCAAATGAATTGTCATCAGGCATACTAAACATATACCTTACCATATTTTTATATGGTATCTGATAGAGATAGGATTTATCCTCATGGTCACCAGGTAGGAAACCAATTTCTCTAGTAGGAACTAATGACCTTACGATTACTATTTTATCATATTGTGTGGATTCGTCAAGTACCTCTTGGAGTGCGAGATATAATGAAATAAATGTCTTACCTGTTCCTGCTGCTCCATGTAGTAATAAATTTTTGCCATTAGCATATGCCTCGAACGCTAACTTCTGATTATCAGTTATCGGTTCGATGGGTGTCATGTAAGATTTGTCGATGGGTTTCTTACGTTTCATCATCTTCTTAGACATGGGTTGGATTGGTACTCCGTTCTGACCATTTCCATTCATTTTCTTTCTTGCTCTTGGCATTATGTAAACCTCGAAAGATTAGCAGTAGGATGATTCTCTTGAACCTTAGACATCACTTCTTTGAATCCATCCTCCATTCTAGGGGTGCCATAGGTGACACCACCAGTTCCTTCAGACCAGTCTTTATCCCACTCTGGGTTGTCCTTTCGCCACTGCTCATAATCTTTTAAACTCATATGGAGTTCTTGTTTCTCTTGAGTATTTTTATTTATTACTGGGTAAATAGGCATGTTAATTAGTTATTTTCATAATTTTTAAACAATAATGATACTAACAGACCTAGTGCTAGTGCTTGCCAATATGTGATTACTGTTAATCCAAACAGGGGTGGCATGACCCAGTTCCATAACCATCTTACAATAAAAGGTTTAAGAAAGAATGTAATAACAGCACCAACTGCTTTACCACCTAGTTCTTGTTGTTCCTTCTCTGTCATTTTAGATGGATTTTTAAAGTTTTTATATACTGTCATCGTTTTTTCTTAGGTTTCTTTGCTTTTTCAGCAGGATCTTTCCACATGTTAGGTGCAACTCTACCCTCCGCTTGCATCATACTAACAAAGTTTTCTTTGTATAGATCATAATAATAATCAAAAAGATCTACCTGTTTAGATGCCATTGCCAAGTCATACTTCTCTACACCATCTACTTTGTAAATGATTAAGTAGCATGTATATGGCAATGTTTTGTCTTGTGCTTCGTCCTTCTTACAATCTTGTTTTAAGATCTTCACGAACGACCTCCCCATACTATAGTAGGAAATGCTTCAGAGATAACCGCTTTGGTAATTCTCTTGTACTTGTCATTCAACTTACCATCCTTTACAAGACAAAGAAGTTCTGCTTCTTCAGCAGAGAGTCCTTCTAGTAATTGAATAAACATTTGCTCTCTCTTGGCACGAGGGAGTCTAGGTTCACCACCCCTAAAGAATCTGTAAAGACCTCTG